CTAAAAATTCTTTAATTGAATTTCAACATCACCATTGACAATCACAATCCTTGATATTATGCTTTTTAATATATTGTTTTTCTCTTTCTTGTCGATATGCGCCCACACATCGGCAAGTTTTTTTATGTTCTCGTAAACAACTTCTTTCTTCTGACTGTTTCTTTCATTCTTTTCTTCCTCGGTTATCTTTTCTTTCATATCAGAAATGCTTTTTTCAGTGTTCTTAATCATTTCTAAAACTGTGTCATTTCCATCGGAATAAAGAACATATAGCCTTTTTAATTTCACCTGTTCTTTTTCAAATTGTGACTGCATTATTTCAAGTTTGCTTTGCTTTTCAATAGGCTTGCACTCTGAAAGATTTAAGGATATTTTCAAAATTTCACTTTCTACCTGTTTTTCAATATCAGCAGCCCATTCCAAAGAATTGTTACAGTTTGGATTGAAATTAGGCAAATACTTCATTGCTTTATCACGAGAACAGCAATATATTTTATGCTTTCCGTGCGTCCACTTCTGATACCGCATCTTGCATCCACACACACCACAATAGCACAATCCTGTTAACAAGTTGGCATCCGTATGACAAGCAGTTTTGTTTTTCCTACGTGATTTTCTGATTTCCTGTGCAAGTTCAAACCTTTCTTTATCAAAAATAGGTTCATGAAGTCCTTGATATACATTCCCTTTATATGGGATCATACCTATATTGACAACTCCAGTAAGCACATTTCTGACAAGAACCTCGCTGTGAAATCCTAATGATTCCTTGATATATAAATCAGAATAACCGCCAATAAACATATCAATTGCTCTGTTTGCTTGTTCCTTACGTTCTGGTATAGGAATGAGTATTCCTTTCTCCTTGCTATAATTATAGCAATACGGAGTATTAGCACCACCAATCCAGTAACCTTGTTTTATTCGCTCCAACATACCGCCACGCATACGAAGCATCATAGTATTTTTGTCAAGTTGTGCAAAAACAGCCATCATCTGTGTGTATGCCTGCTCCATAGGACTGTCATAACTTACACTGTCATGTACACATTTGAATAACACTTGGTTTGGTTGAAAAACTCTTTCAATTATGTATAATCCATCAATCATACTTCTTGAAAGCCTGTCTAATTTAAACGCAACAACACATTTAACACGTTTTTTTATGCAGTCGTTAATAAGTCTTTGCAATTCCGGTCTATCCATATTTGCACCGGTATATCCATCATCAACATACCAGTCAGATACAACCAGTTCATTTTTCCGGCAAAAAAGCTCTATGTCTCTTTTTTGACTATCAAGACCGTTGCCTTCTTCTGCCTGTTTTTCCGTGGAAACACGCATATATGCGACACATTCCATTTTATTTACACTCCTTTCAATATATAAAGAATGTGCCGTATTTATCATACATACGACACATTCTAAAGCCTTTTTACAATGGTGTCAACAGCATATGGATGCTATAATCTCAATAATTTCTTTTGGCAGAGAAACATCTTCAATATCAACATCTTTGCCGTCTTGTGTAACTCTAACCATTTTTTACCTCCAGTCTGTTTATTTTTTCATAAACCTTTTTAGATATTCTGTTGACCGTTCTGTCACATACATTAATCTTTTGTGCTGTTTCTGTAATAGTTTTTCCGCAAGAAAGCATTTTAAACACTTTCTCTTCCTCTTCCGTGAAATTGGCGTTCCGGAAGATTTCTTCAAGTTCTGGCTTAGTCAGTTTTGACAACTTCATAAGCCATTCTCCTTAACTAAATTTCAGTTTAGATGTTCATAACACCAGACTTCCATCCTGCTTTTTTAGCCTCTTCTGAAAGAATCTCATTTTCTTCAGCTATAGCCATTTTTCTTTGTTGTTTTTCTAAACAATATATTGATAAAATTTCATCCACCAAATCATTAATACTACATAGCATATCTCCGTCAACCTCTTCGGTTCGTTCTGCATCATTTAAAATATTTTTTATATCTTCTGCACATTCATGTATTTTTCTCATACAAATGCCTCCATAAATCTTAATATTTCAGTTTACAACATTACCAGTTCACCCTTGTTGATAAGCGTACTGGCAATACTTCTTGTTACATGTGTCATAATTTCAGCCTGTGAATGATTTTCTGTAGCATACTTTCTAATAGAATCCAAATCATAAGAAAAGCCTGCATCATCAAGGTACTGTCTGATAAACCGTTCATTATCTTCTGATGAAAGACGATGCAATTCATGCTTTTCTGTAAATCTACGCTTCACTGCAGTATCAACATCATCTATGAGGTTTGTTGCGGCAATGATTACATGGTCGTTAGTAACTGCATCTAACAGCTGTAACAAGCATGTTGTACTTCTGGAAACCTCTGCGCTCGCTCCTCCTCCACCATATTCCCTCTTTACTGCCAAGCTGTCGATTTCATCCAACATTACAACGCATTGATGCTGATTGATGAAATTAAACAGATTCGTAAGATTTTTTGCAGTTCCACCAAGATAACTATCAAGCATTCTTGAAAAATTCACATATAAATACGGCATTTTAAGTTTATATGCTACATACCTGGAAAAAGCCGTCTTCCCGACTCCGCTCTCGCCATAGAGCAATGTTGCATTCAGATACGGGATCTGTTTCTCCATAAGCTGTAAACTCACATCATTCATGTTCTTGATCAGTTCGAATAATTCCTTTTCTTCATTGGTCAGATAATATCTGCTTTCTAAGTATGTATTTGTCAGATCTTCCATCGTTGCAAAACTGGAAACATTTGCTGGTAGCTCCATAAGATTCATTCCACCAGATCGTAATAGACTTTGATATTTTGTGACTGCATAGTGATTCTTCTGAGTTGTATCTTCCGCACAACAGCAAAGAGCTGCATCTTTGGCTTTTTGTATATTGTTTTCAGCCACATATCGCACTAAGGCAAGTTGATTTCTTGTCATTCCCATTTCATATTTCCTCCACTAAATCCTAATATTTCAGTTTAACTGCCTAATATTATCCTCAATAAATCCTTTCAGAGTAGAAAAACCTTTATTTTCTTCAATTCCTTTTCTTTTCAACTCTGCCTTTATAGTATCCATTTCCTCTTTTACTGACTGATATGCCAGTAACATTCCTTTTTTCATTTCATCATTCATTTTTTCTACCTCCACTAAATCCTAAGTGCATTACCACAAAATCTACAATACTTTGCCAATATCACACACTTGGAACCGCCTGTATAATGGCTTTCCACATATTTTTGTACTACTGCTCCGCAATATTTACACGTTATTCTTGCCATAACAGCGTAGCTGTCATTTATTTCTTTCTGTTCATCGTGTGACCACATTTCTCGCTTAACTCCTTTGCTAAATCCTAATTTTCAGCTATTTTTTCAAAATCTTTTTGCGAAATAACTTCAAACATCACATAATCATTGGACATAATCATTGCCTGCAATATAACAACATGTCTTTTATTTACAATGTCATCAAACTTTCTACTTCCTCTTTGACAACACTGAAAATAGCTATCTTTACAGGTTTTTGATAATGTTCCGCTAACCGCATTTACATTTACTTTTTGTGTTGGACTATAAGTATCAAACATCTTTTTACCTACTTTCTAATACACTAAATCCTAATATTTCAGTTCAAATCATCAATGTTTTCTGCCAGATCCTTATAATAGTTGTCTTACCAAATTTGCATAGTATCTACCTATGCCACGCCCATTATCAAATTTCTGACATTTATGAAACTTAATCGGATTAGCTTTAATCAATTTAAGTACATCATCAGGAAAATTATTTTTATTGGCAATTTCTATCATTTTTTCGTTCGCAAATTTCTCTGTGCATGAACCAAAAGGACAACCAATAGAATTCACTCCCCATGATTTTTCTATAGTATTAATAATTTCTGTAATGTCTGACATTTTCACTCCCTCCATTCTCCCAAAGAAACTTCTAATTTAACTTATTTAAAACAACTCAAATAGTAACTCAAATTTTTAATTAATTTTTTCACTTTTTAACTCAAATTTTGAGTTATTGAGCGGGAACTCAAATTTTTAGTTCCTGATTTCACTTTCTTGCTCAATATTTAAGTTTTTGAACATTGCACACATCACATCAACCACGATGCTGTTACCAAACTGCTTGTAAAGCTGTGTGTTGCTGTTGACTGCTGCCATCTTGGAGATATTTTCATCAGATACTCCCATCAGACGTCCGCATTCTCTCGGTGTCAGCTTTCTGATACGGTACTGTTTTTCCATAACAAGGTTGTCTTTCTGCACCGTAGTAAGTGAGTTGCACATTCCTTGTGCATTCGGCTCTAACCGCTGCGCTGTCGGACTTCCGGCTGTTCTGTCTGACGGATTTTCTGTGTTTCTGCCACGCATGGCAACTATCTGACTTTCAAGAATTTTCGGCTCTTGATTGCCACCTTGCATTGTACTCAATGTCGGACTACACCCCACCACATCATAAATTCTGTTGGTACTCTCAAATTTTGCTTCAAGAGAGCCTTAAACATTTACATCTGCCATAACTACTCCTAAATCATGCTGTTCAGCTTTTACGCACCTTGCAATCGGATACACACCTCGCTGAAAATCTGCTGTTACTCCGGTGTATATACTGCCTATTACTTTCATCCCATCACTCCAATATCATTCTTGGCTCTTTATATTCCCTTGCGGTTATAGACGGTGCTGTGTCTCTGTATGTTCTTATTGCACCATCCTCTAATCCACTCATGCTTGTATCAATACAGATTTTCTGCAACCATATTTCCGATTTGCTGTTGGTTTGAGATTCCGCAGTCATATCTTGCAGTGATGCAGTTTGCAATGTCTCTCTGCTGTGGATTGCAGATTGTTCCGTCAATGCAAGTCTGCTCTGCTCTGCTCTGCTCTGCTCTGCTCTGCTCTGCTCTGCTCTGCTCTGCTCTGCTCTCAGGATTGTGCTGTGGCAGCGTTCCATTGTCAATAAGCTGTTTTATCAGCTTTTCAGCCTTTTCATTGTTGATGTAATACTTCTCGTCCACATCATCTTCAAGGTAATCTTTCAACTTCTTTTTCAACGGTATCGGCTGTGGGAAATGGTAGTTATATTCTCCCAAAAATGAAAACATGAAGCATCTTTCACGGTTCTGTGCCACTCCGTAGTTCTTTGCGTTTAAGTCCTGCCAGTAACTTACATATCCAAGACTTGTCAGAAAATCAATCCAGTTTTGAAAATCTACCATGTTTGCATCGGCATGAACTTGTGGCACGTTTTCCATGAACAAAATCTGTGGCAACTCACCGCCACCATCTCTTATCTCTTTCAGAATACGTTCCACTTCCCACAAAAGACCGGACCGTGTACCACTACCTTTTTTCATTCCTGCTTGCTTCCCGGCAACCGATAAATCGGTGCATGGAAACGAGTAAGTAAGTAAGTAAGTAAGTGAAGGCTTCAGTATCGCAGATATTCAAATCATCCGCATGAACCTTTGTTATGTCCATTGTAGGAAAATCTGTGCCATGCACCGCATTGTAGCTTGCTACAGCATACTTATCAAACTCAACAACTCTGTAATGCTCAAATTTTGCGCCGATTCTTTCCAGTGCCATTGCCTGCGAACCATATCCGGCAAACAGTTCTATCAGCCTTATAGGCTTTGTAATCCGTATCGGTTCACGTATCATGTCAAAAATGCTCATCTGAATCATAGCATCACCTCCGGCATAAAATCAGATAATCGCATTTGTGCCATTTCTGCATCTAATCTCTTTTTGGACAAATCATAATAATGTTTGTCCAGTTCAAAGCCAACATATGGATGGTTGGTTCTGTAGCAGGCTATCAAGCTGCTGGCACTGCCTACATGTGTGTCCAAGATAATGTCTCCGGGCTTTGCATAGCGGTTTAGGAGCCATTCATATAGTGCTACCGGCTTTTGTGTAGGGTGGATACGCTTTTCATTTAATGCCTTATTCCCCTGCTGAATAGTTCCTTCAGTAATGGACTTTCCCTGAAACATTCCGTTCCACATATAACTGAACAATCTTACAGAATCATGCATACTGCAGTAAGCGATCTCGCAGTCTGAAAAATCACTGTTACCATTGCACTTGTCCCATACAATTCTTCCTGGACTGAATGGATATTCAAAATAATTACATCCCCAAATTATCTGCTCTTTTGACACCCTAAACAATTCTTTGAAATAATCTTCATCCGGCACCTGCCAACATTCTGACTTTTCGTATATCCTCTGTACACCTATTGGAGATATCTTTTTACCATAGAATCCTCTTCGTTCAGGTCCTGAGAAATACGGTGGATCCACAATCGCAAGGTCAAAGTAACCATCCGGGAACTCTTTCATCCCATCCATGCAATCCATGTTGTAATATCCAAAATCCATTACGGCATCACCCCCGGAATATCCTCAAAACTAATCTGATTATCTCTTTCAAAGACAATCATCTCATTTTTGGCTCTCTGATAAAAATTGCGGTCAATCTCAAATCCGAATGCACTTCTCCCGATCTCTGCGGCTGCTCTTAAGGTACTACCGCTGCCACAGCAAGGATCAATCACTACATCACCGGGATCTGTAAAAATCTCTATCAGTTTTTTCAACACCGCTACCGGCTTCTGTGCCGGATGGATTTTCGGAATATCTTTTCCGTCTTTCTCCCAACTGAACCAGTTAAAAATCATTTTCCCAGTGCCACGGATCGTCTTTCCGTCCTCGTCAACCCTTGCACCGTTCCGGAACTTCGGCAGCTTTTCACGGTAGAACACAAGAGCATATTCAGTAGCACCAACCACACGCATATTTGCCTTAAGCACCTGCGGACTGTAATTTTTAACAAATACTAGCGGTATGTAATGGACGAATCCATGTTTATATGCGGCATCAATCAGCGTAGGCATCTGTTCAAAAGAGCAGAAAACGATCATGCAAGGACTGTTGCTACTTCTTCCCCTGGTAACGCTATTCTTGTCTTCCTTGTTTCTTCTGTTCCAGTTCCTGTCTCGCCATGCTCTCAGCCATTTGCATAACCATCTGCATCTGTGGAGAAA